GGCCGGTGTTGATAAGCGATTGGGAATCCATCAGATCATCCTTGCGAGCAGTGGCACCGCGCCGCCAGCGCAGGTTGCTAGGGCATCAAGCCATTCTACTCCGTGCGTGGGCGTCAAGCCTGCTCTGATAGCACGTTGGTTGGAGAGCCAGTCGAGCGCCTCCTTGCCCACTGCGGCCAGCACCACGAGGCCATAGGCAGCGTCAGGGCGGCGCAGGACCGCTAGGGCGGCTAGGAAGATCAGCGCACCGTAGACGGCGTGGTTGGCCTTGTCGGCGGGCAGTTGAGGCATCACGGGTTAGCCTGAGCCTCTTCGTACTTGAACACTTCCCCGACAGTCGTGGCGACGTAGGTGTTGCTGCCGGATGCGTTGTAGCTCGCTGAACTGCTGCGCACCTTGAAACCGTTTGCCAGCTTGTCGGCATGGGTTCCGAAGGTTACTGCGTTGCCGTTGATTGTCATTGCCGTGGGGGTGCCGTTCAGGAACACAAACGGGCCGTCCGTGCTGAGGTTGCCGGTAAACGTGCCGCTAGTAGTGACTGTGCCTGCTGGGATGTTGAAAGTGTTGAGTGGGAGGAAACCGCTGGGGGCGGTGTAGACGAAGGGTTGCTGGCCGAAGTTGGCGGCAAACGAATCCCCAACAACATTTGATTGCGCCCAAAAAACGTAAGTTTTAGTTGTTACGCCTAAGGTTCCAGTTGCTATTTGGGTACTATTCTTATAATAAGTAGCAGTGTTATTGGTAATATCAAAAGCACAACCAATAACATCTCCTACATTAAAAGTTGCGTAACCACTTGTACTGGACCCGTTAAATGTAATAGCCCCAGAACTGTTATACGCAGATGAATTTCCCGTAAATCCCTTTATGTCGCTTGCGCCAAACCACATAAGCGACGAGCCAGTAGAAAAAGCTTTTACTGTAAATTCAGCATACCACTTGCCTGAAGTTAGAACAATTGATGCTACGCCATTTATAGATGCAGCAGTTCCTACCGTGGCAGTTAAGTTTCCGTTTGTCATCGTCAAAATTGACGAAGCATATTGATACCCATCTAGTGGGTTCATAACAGCATAGTTCGCCACCGTCTCCGAGGTCAGTGTCGGCACATCAGTCAGTGAGTCGTATGTGGACCCGGCAGTGAGGCTGATGTTGTTGGGTGTCCAATTGTTACCGTTGCCGCTGGAGTCTGCTACTAGGGTAGATGTGCTGGTGGTGTTGGTGAACGGCAAATAGAACCCATTGGTCCCGTATGTCCCGGCGTACTTGATGGGGAGCCACTGGTTGTAGATGCTGGATGCGCCGAAGGCTGTGGGGGCTAGGGCTTGACCGTCTACGAAGTTGACCTCGGCTAGTTCGCCGTCGAAGAAATTGGATGGGGACGTTGGAAGAACACCAATTGCATGAGCTACAGCATTTGCATTTATTTTTGATGCAAGGCTAGCTGACGGATATGTTGCAGTTGAAAACGAAGTTACTTGTTCACCGTTAATATAAAGCAGTATTCTACTTGAAGACGTTCCATTAGCAGAATCATATACAAAAGTTATGTGATACCAAGCGGAGGGGTCTCTGTATAGTGCGTTTGTTGCTAAATATATCTCCGCACTGCCAGCGCCATCGCCTTGAAAAAATACAAACACATTTGACGAAAAATAAAAAGACCCCTGATTTATACCACTAGCATCAGTGCCAACACCAAAAAGTCTTCCTGCCGCACTTAGCGTTCCCCGCTTAACCCATCCACTCCAAGTCCACTTGATGTTATTGGTAGGTGTCCCAAACGTCCTGTTCAGGTACGCACTCGCAGAAGACCGGAAGCGCAGGGATTTGTTCAGGAAGTACCCTGTTGATACCGCCCGCGTCAGGAAGGAGTTGAGTGCTGCGAACATTATGCGAACGCCTGGGCTGCGTTACCGTACCAGCTGGTGCCGATGTAGACAAAGCTGAGAATGTCTTCTGCACTGGCTGTTGCTGTGATTGTTGGCGCAGTACCACCGGGCCATTTGACGCCGGTAAAGGTGGCTGTAGTCATGCCTGTGGCTGCCTGAGTCAAGCGAAGGATGAACGAATTGCCTGCCGTGGGGGAGGTCGGCATGGCAAATGTACAAGGCGTTGAGGCCGTCAAAGTAGCGGTGACAACTGTGCCTGCCGTGATGACGATTGTTGCCGTGCCTGTAACTGTTCCCAGCGCAGCTACTGACTCAACGTATCCCGAGATCGTCGGGGTTGTCAGCGTCGGCGATGTGCCGAACACATTAGCCCCAGTGCCAGTCTCATCGGTCAGCAGCGCGGCAAGGTTTGCACTTGAAGGCGTGCCAAGGAAGGTCAGCGCTCCTGCGGCTGTGGTGGTGGTGGATGGCGCAACTCCTGCGCCGCCGCCGATCACAAGCGCGCTGGCCGTTAGGGCGGCAGAAGAGGCTATGGTGCCAGCCGCCGTAAACGCCAGGATGCCACCAGAGGTTCCGGTAGTAAGGCCAGTCCCGCCACTAGCCACCGGCAACGCAGTGGTCAAGCTCAGGCTCAAAGCACTCACAGCCCGCCCAGCAGTCAGGTTGGCCACCGAGACCTGCTTGGTGGTCGAGCTTTGGACAATCGGCAGAACCTCGGTGCCCGCTAGGGGCGTGGTACTTGCCGGGAGGGCACTGATTTTTGAGTCAGCCATTTTGCTTGTTCCTTTGCTTTATGATACACGAACAGAGTTGATTAGACCGATGTGATGGTCTGCCAGGCCGCGCCAGAGTAGACGCAGAGCTTGGCAAGTGTCGAGTCGAAGATCACCAGACCAGCAACCGGGCTGACAATGGCGTTCTTCTGCGTGGTGGTCATCACCGGGAACTTGAAGCCCAGTGTCGTCGAGGTGACATCCACAATGGCGCTAGATGCCGGAGTGCCCGTACCGATGCCCATCAGGCCGGCGCTGGTGATGCGCATCCGCTCGGTGCCGGAAGTGGTGCCCGCGGTGATCGAGACTGCCGTAGGGACGGTGCCAGCCGAAACAGCGCCGTCAACAAAACCGGTAATGGCGCCAAACGCTTGGTTTGACGTTCCGTCTGAGCCCAAGAACACCACTGACCCTAGAGTGTCGCCGCTTTGCACCGCAGTGGTAGACGTAGCAGTCGTCCCGCGAGTTTTGAGCAACAGAAGATTGGCGCCGGTTGTGGTGTCGGAAAACGCCCGTTGCAAGATGTTCTGCGCACCAGTGGATGCCAGCCCGTAAACTTGCAAGCCCTGAGCGCCTGCGCTACTAGCAACACCAACAAGAACCTTGCTAGACGCCGTTACAAGAACAAAATTTCCAGTCGGGGATGGAATAGAAGTATTTACTGAATTGAATACAGCGTCCCCTGCCCCAGTGACATACGCAGTTTCAAACCCGCTGGTGTTGTATATTGCCAGCGCCCTGGTCGTTCCAGTGAACTTTGCCTCACCAACTCCGGTGATCTTTGCGGTTTCAACACCACCAGAATCCAGCACTGATAAGACAGTGGCAGCGCTAGTGCCGTAACTCTGAAGTTTTAGAACAGCTTTACCAGCAGTGGCTGGTGTTTGATAGCGCATAACTGCGCCTTCTCGGGTCTCGTACATATTTCCATCACCAAGATCATTGATGTTGGAATTTACCATGGTGAATCCATGCCCAAGAATTCTGCACTCTCCAGAATCTGCGGTAAATTGAATTTCATATCCAGTTTGATCGCCTGGATTTTCCATTCTCGGCCAGTATATTACATTGTTGTTGCCATTTATAATTGCAGCAGTTGCTAGTGTGGCTGAATTATCCTCAAACGATGGGCCGTAAAATCTATTGTTGTTAAGTTGGCTTGATGCAAAATGAGCAATTTCCAAATTGGTGGTTGTAACCGCCGGGTATGTGCTGCTATGGTTGAACGTACCACCATAAAAGTTGTTCTCGTTGCAGTAGCCAACGCTGCCAGCATTAAGGTATATATTGCGCCTGTTATCATGCACAAAACCAATGTGGATTTCGTTATAGCTAAATCCGCCATTGGCTTGATCGCCATAGCAGAATATGCCATCTCTAAATCCGCTGCATCGGCGTATATCAATGTAACTTGATGTAAGGTTCCGCAATTGAACGCCAGATGACGCCCCTGCAGTATCCAGAGAAAGACGCTCTACTTTAATTCCAGTTGCCGTAATGCCGGCAATATTGGCTGTAGTGCTTCCAATCCGGATAGCCGGGTCATTTGATACACTAGAAACAATGCTGCCAATAAATGTAATAGTTGAAAACTCTGGCAGGTCAAATGTTAATACACTAGAAGTTGTATATGTTCCGGCGTTAATAATTAGTTGTGGAGACGTTAGCGTTTTGGCGTACGTAATTGCCGCTGTGATGGCGCTGGTAGCGTCAAGGACGCCGGTAGAATCGGCCCCAAAGTCTGTTACGTTTACAACTTGCTGAAGGTATTCCTGCACTGTAGTAGTTACAGCGCCCGTGCCTGGAGATGTGTAATCAACATCTGAGGCATCAACTTTAACAACCACCCCGCTGAAGCGATCAGTTGCCGCCAGAGAGCTATAAACAGCACTCCCCTTGGCGTTTTGAACCAAGATGCTGTAATCGCTGTCCGCGTAAATTACTGCCGGCGTGCCTGAGTTGACAATGTAGCCGCCAGATGTGCGCAGTGGCTGCGCCGCTGTCTGCGTTAGCGCGGCGTCCCAATAGATGCTGATCGGGTTGGTCTGCGGCGCCAGATTGACCGTGCCGATCCAGATGTAGCCATTGTCCAGCGGCTGGCCCGCCGTATCGGTGAAGATTGGGTAGGCGGGTTGGATTGATAGTGCGGTCATTTATTGGCTTTCCTGGTCAAATTGGCGCTCAGTCTGGGCCGCAGTCTGCAGCCATTGAATTCTGGCATCCAATGTTTTCGGCAATTTGGCCGCGTCTGCAAATTTCTGGAAGGATTGTGACATGGCCGCACGACGAATGCTAGCAGCGCTTGGCGCGCCCCTGGTGGCGGCTTCGACCGCGAGCTTCTGAAAACCCTCATCAGCGAACAGCTTTCCGGCCGCCTTGAGAGCGTCCTTGTTGCCTTGTGTCATGGCAGTGGTTATCACGGATGTTGCTGCTGCCGCAACCGGGCCGCCCATTGCTGCTGCGCCAGTCACCAGGCCCTTGGCCAATGTGCTCTCCATCACCTTGCCGATCAGGCTTTCGGCCTGCATGCCTTGCATCAGCGCCTGGTTCGCCTTGCCGGTGGTCAGGACGTTGGCCCTGGCATCGGTGACGCGCTTAGAGATTTCGTACAGGTCACGCAGCACATTGGATGATCCCTCGCCAAGCGTGTCCACGATGGTCTTGTAGACGGGCGGATTGGCGCGCAGCTTCGGGTAAATATCTGCAAACTCTGAGAATCCAAAGCCACCCTTTTCGGCGCCCCTGGCCGAGCGCGTGACGGACGCCAGCGCAGTAGCTACCGTCTCTTTGCGCAGGTCTTCTGGCACGGTCTTGAGTAGGCGATTGAACTCTCCCGCATCGCCCTTGGCGGCGCCAGTAATGGCGGTGCGCATCTTGTTGGCCAGACTGCCTTCAATGTCATTGCCAAACGCATTCACGATGCGCTTGCCAAGTGCTCGCTCTTTGGCGTAGATCAGATTGGCTGCGCGAAGTTGCCGGCGTAGTTCCTCGCCGCCGATGTTGCCAACGTTCGTCAGTTGATCGTCAGCCAGTGCCGCATACAGGCGCTTGAGGTCCGCTTCGGCCATGCTTCCGTAGGGCGACTCCATCTTATTGATGGCCTTGCCGATCAAGCCCTTTTCACGCTGGAGACGGCCGTAGGTGATGCCGCCCTCATCGATCATCTTGGAAAGATTGCGCTCGGCCGCAGACATGCCAGTTTCGCCAACCTCGTCCTTGACGGCGGCAAGGGTTTCTTGGAGCTTTGGCAGGCTGACCGGCGATGTTTTTGGCACCACCTCATCGACCGCATTGTAAATTTTGCCCGCTTCAGTATTAAGGTCTGAGCGCGTCTTGGTCAGCGAGTCTTTGATCTTCTGCGACACCACGCCTGGCGCCACTGCACCTTCAACGAAGGTGGCGTCGAACTGCTTGATTACATCGTCGGCCTTGTCCACGGCCTGCGTGACGGTGTTGCGCCAGGCGGCTTCGGCCTCGCTGCCTGCGGCGGATCGGGTCAGGCCTGCGGCTGCCCTGATCTGCGGGTTGTCGCTGAACACATCGGCAGGCAGTTGGATGCCCAGGCGTTCGGCTGCCTCCTTGGCCGCCACGTTGACTTGGGCAAGATCGGCCAGCCGATCGCGTGCGCCAGCCGAGCCGAAACCTGTGCCAGCGGCCTGCTTGACTAGCTTCCCGACTTCCTCTTCTGCAATGACGGATACGGTAGGCGCTGCGGCCGGAGTTACTGCCGGGGCCACCGCCTGGGCAACCGGGGCAACTGGCGGCACAACCTCCGGCACCGCCGCAGGAATCTCCGGAGCCATCATGGGCTCAACGCGAACTGCTGGCGTCGGCATAGGGGTTGGAGCTCGGCCACCCGTAACGCTTTGCGCGCCTCTCCTGACCGCCTGTACAGCCGGAGGGATCACGCGCTGCAAAACCTGTCCTACTGGGCCGGTGCCTGCTGCAATACCTATTTCAGCAAGGTCTGTTAAACCAGTTCTGCCGCCAGTTGCTGCTTGACTTACCTCAATCGCTGCTTGAGTTGCGCCAGCGCCAACGATTGCGCCGGGGATGGTTGCCGCACGGCCTGCCGGTGTGAATGCTGCAAGCGCAGCCGCACCCCGAGGCACATCTTGCAAAGTTACCCCAGGTTCAATAACGTATTCTTTTCCGTCAGTAGGTGAGCGCATAAACACAGTTCCCTGTGCATCAAGGCGATACGTCAAGCCTGGGAAGTTGGCGGCAAAAATTTTAGCCCGCTCTTCTGAGCCAGCCATCAGCCCACCAAGTGCCGACTTCAACAAGCCAAAAGACATCTGATTGGTCTCTGGCATGTTGTAAATTGTGCGTTTTTCAGAAAGCGCCGCAGCCACTTCAGGTGATGAGGAGCGTCTTGATCCAGTGACCGATTCGGCCAGGCTTTCAAAAAACCCCATCTTAGGCTGTGATGCCGCCCACTGCTCTGGCGACATTGGGGCCGCTGCAGGCGCCGTAGGAGCGGGCGTAGAGGCCGCTGGCGCAGCCTGCTTGGTCTGAGATGCCAGCCATTCCTCTGGACTCATGGCGCCCCCACTGATTTTTTGTACTCGGCCCACTGCGCATCATTGAAGTTTGCGGGGCGCGTGTAATTCCGGCCGCCAACTATCACAATATTTGGATCGTTGGTTGCCGTTGTCTCAGGCCCGAACACGTTGTCAGGATTGAGCTTGTAGTTCTTGACCACCACGCCGAGCGCTTTCTTGTCATCGCCTGCCTTCTTCTGCGCTGAGTCTAGGTATTGCTTGGCAAGGTTGACGAATTCTTCTCGTTGTTTTGGCTGCAGGAACTGGCCGCTTTCTGCTTTCTTCAAACTGTTTTCAAGTCTTGTGTACAGGCCGGCAGTATCGCGGGCCGTTGCGAATTCAGTCTCACGCACAACCGAACCGGGGTCGAGCATTTTCATGAATCCTGTGATTAGCGCAATGTCGCCTGGGCCTGTTTTTACTTTGGCGGATGATTCAATGTTTGAATAAGTAGTGCCAAGCTCGCCGTAAACCTTGGTGCGGGCTTGGAATTCCTTGCGTAGCTTTTCCTCTTGATCGAATGCTTTAGCTGGATCGGGGGTGCCGGCTTTGAGTGCCTCCAGTTCAAGCGCAATCTTTTGTGTTTCTCTGCCTAATTTATTGGTCTGAGCCAGCGCCGATCCGGTCTGAGCTTTTGTCAGGCCAAGGGCGGCGGCTTTGCTTGCAAGGTCCGCAACTGCGGTCTTTTCTGCAAACTTAGCATCTACCGCCGCTTTTTGTGCGTCCGCCATTGCTCTGGCCGCGTCAGCTGTTGCCTTTTCCGCTGCGTTGCCAGCAGTAGCCTGAGCCGTGGTTGCATCTGCTACGGCCTGGTCAGCCTTTGCCCTGGCCTCAATCACTTTAGATGGGGCCAAAGCCGCAGTCCTGCGCTCTTCCCTTACTTTTGTAATGCCCTCATACCAATCTTTTCCAAAAGCTGCAGTGCCAAGTAACTCAACATTATCAGCAGCTATTTTAGGCGATATGTTTATTGTTTTTAATATATCTTGCCATGCAAGTTTTTGCTGCGGGTTTGTCTCTGCGTCTATGCGATTTTGCAAAATTGTTTTTGCAGTCTCTGGATTTTGCTCCAAGGAAACAAGCAATTGACCATAAAGACGCTTAGATGAATTCAACTGTTCATCATTCATATTTTTAGCAACAGCCTGCAATGCGTCAAATTGCTGCTTATTGGCCCCAACTAGAAGAGGTTCAATGTCAGAATAAGTGCGTTCTGCGGCCGGTTTCTTGAAAAAAGCATCAATCCCAGTTTGATAGGTTTTAGCTTTCTCACGCGCTTGCGTTTGCGCCTGCACCTCTGCACCAGCAGCGCCAAGTTTGAACCCGCCCAGTGCCGCCTCGAATGGGCTCTGCACGTCTATTGCGTAATTCATCGGCGGTTGGAATGGATTGATGCCTGCCATTTTTTATCCTTTAGAACCCAAAACCTGGCTTTTTGCCAGCGCCGATTTGAGCGCCGACAAACTGGCCTGGCAAGTTAAACAGTTGCCCATAGGCCTTGGCCTCGCCAAGGATGCCGCCAGCCTCTGCGGAGCCTTGCTGTCCGAGCAGGTTGGCAATGTTGGTGCCAGTCTCCATGCCGGCTGCCCCAACGCCAGCGGCGGAGGCCTGGCCCAGGTTTGTCATGCCGCCGAGTCGACCGTACTGCTGCTCGATCAGGTTGGACAGGAGTTGCGGCCTAAACTGACCTAGTGCGCCCTGCAGATTACCGCCGCGCAACCCGCCAGTGGCCGATGCTTGCTGTAGCAGTGCGTTTTCGCCCTGCGCAGCCAGGGCCTTGAATGTCTCGCCACCGGTGAGCCTGGCAATGGCGGCCTGCTCTGCCTCTGGCCCTCTGAGGCCTAGCAATGTCTGCTGCTGCTCCAGTGCCGGAATGCCCGCTTCGGTGTACGGCTGCAGGAGCTTGCGCATCTCGTCAAACTGGCGGCGCTGCTCTTCAATGCCGGCCTGGGATGCAGCGCCTTGAGCGGCGGCGGCATCACCGGCTGCGCTAGCCTGCATCGAACTGCCGACCAGCTGGCTCCCCGCCACAATCATTCCGGTTACTGGATCAGGCATTGCCGAACTCCTTCATGTAATCTTCAAATTTCTCGCCGTACAGGTTCATGACAAGATGTGCGTTTTTGGTTGCGAAGCCCGAGCCATGCGATAGCGTAACAGCCATCAGGATCAGATCATAGTACCCGGCTCGCCAAATGAAAGATTTTGCATCTGCATGCCCGCTGCGCTCGGCGCTGTCTGATGCCTGCCACTTCAAGACCGAGACCGCAAGCATTGGCACCAGGTGGTGCGAGTTGGCGGCAAAGAATTGGTTCTGCGGCATGCCTACGAAAACATTCCAGATGGTAGCGTTTAAGTCTTTGCGCTTGACCGCATCGCCGTCTGCAATGTCATCAAAGACCTGAATGGCGTCATAGACCATCACCAGCCACTCGATGGCCGGCTCTGGCAAGAGAAAAACCTTGCGCAGGTTTTCTATGAGCCATTCGGAGTGGGTCACAACGTCAATCTTCCATCTCAAATTCACGCTCGTCCCAGGCCTGGCAGACGCGCAGATCGTGGCAGATGAACTCGAACTTGTTGCAGTAGCCTCGGAACCCGGCCTCGGTGTCCCAGTCGTTGCGAGGGATGCGCTCCATTTTAGCCTGCGTCATGGTGCTGTTGTCGTAGTACTCGCAGTTTGAGCACCGGCGGCGGCGAGCCTCCTTCTCGTCCACCTGCATGGCCTTGCCAACAGCGACCCAATAGACCTTGTTGGCCGTTGGCTCGTTGCTTGGGCTCTCGGGGCCGAGCATCCAGTCCTCGATGACGGTATCGGTGTTCTTCTTGTTCTCGGCTGTGCTGATGAATTCCTCGCCCATCGGCAGGCCTGCGAAGCCCTTGGGGATGACCATAAATTCCTTCATGCTGTTGGGCTCCTTCAGGTAATTTCGCGGCCTGACACGCGCAGCGTGAGCGCCGTGGCGTTGCTGGCGATCGTGCTGATAAATGCACCGGCGTCGAGCTCTTGGCCGACCAGCTCCGGGCACAGGTAGGTCTCGCCTGGCACCACGGCTCGGTCATCAATAATCAGGTTGGCATTGCCTGCGCTGCCGCCTGACTGCACTAGGTTGACGCTGAATGTTCGGTTTGCCGTGTCGGTGTTGGTCACCGTGGCCTTGTCGATCAGCGCCTTGACAGAGTTTGCCGTGTACTGCGTTGTTTGCGAGGCCTCCATCTGCTTGGGGGCCACTAGGGTTTTGACGATTACGGTCATTGGACACCTTCGATGTTGTTGTTGACTGTAAGAATTATGGACGGGATGCCGGGGTGCGGTACGGCGGCAGGGAATGTCTTCAGCTCAACACTCAAGTCAGTGACCGAGAACATTAGCTCAACATAATCGCTGGCCTTGAGGTCAAAAAAGTAATTCAGCGATGAGAAAATCTCAGCATTGTTACCTTGAATTGTTATTCTGCTGGCGCTGTTTGCCACGTCAGCGCCATTTAAGCGAAACCAGAAATCAAAAACCGCTGTGCCGCCGCTTGTTTTGTCTAGCTGAAACGAGGTGTCAAAATTGTAGATGCCCTCGCTGTCCACAATGATGCGCGAGGTGGGCGAGCTGATATACACGCCACTGCTCAAGTCGGTGCTGTTGAACGTGATCGCCGTGGCCGTGTTGATGACCGTTGCTGTTTGCGTGGTGGTGTCGTAGAACGATCCGTACCGCGAGCGCTTGAATTCTCTAGCCGGCGGCGTCATCTGCAGCCCTTCGACCGAAGCCGTCAAGCTCCCGAGCATGGCCATGGCTTGATTGGCTTTGTTCTCGGCCAGCGCGGCATTGATGGCTGATTCTTGCGCCAGTGAGGCAATCATGGACAGCGCTTGCACGGCGGTGGTCTGAGCAATGCCGGCGGCAATGTTGACCTCCAGCACACCATCAGGCCCGATAGCATCAACAACCGCAAACAGCAGTTCGAACTGTCTGATCTGCTGCTGGTCGGTCAAAAACTGCGCGAGCTGATCCCGCGTCAGATTGAGCTTCCGGGAGTTCGGCGCAGTGGTTGCCATGGATTAGAACGCCAATGCCTCTAGCTGGGCCTCAAGCCTGGCGAATGACACGTGGGCGCTACTGTCGCCCCGGAAGCGCTGGATGCGCCAG